GGTTGGTAGCTACAGCATGTAAGAAAAACTTTTTTTTGGCTGAAAAAAAGTTTTTGTGTGGTGGATGTGTGCAAAGGCAAGAGCTGCAAAGACCAGGGGGTACCCCCTTTGCAGCTGCGGGCCGGGGTGGCTGTAGTACATACCCCATCACAACCTCTAATATAGTTCAAAAAAAATTTGGTAGAAAAAAAATTTTGTATACCTTTGTTAGGATTCTTCTTTGTTCATAAGAATGTTTTTTTAAATTATGCTAAAAAGCCCCAGAAAAAATTCTTGGGCTTTTTAGTTTAGCCAAAAAATTTTATATTTGTTCCATGAAAAAGTTTGACATGGATAAGTATGTTCTCTTAGTAGGTGATAATGCTACAGAGATCTTTGATTACTATGATGTGGATGAGATGCACGGGTTGAATCTAAAGGATGCCAAGGCAGAAGAGGTTGATAAGACTGTAGGTAATGGGGTTTATATTTATGGGTGGACTAACTATGACCCGGCAGATAAGAAGTTGACTGCAAAGGCTCCATTAAAACCTTTCCTATTTATAAATCTAGGTGCATTTAAAAAGTATAGCTTGACTGAGAAATGTACTGCAGTTATGCATGAGACTATGCACATGAGTATTCTACTTAACAACTGGAAGATTACTGATAAGGAAGAAGAGGTGATTGGCTTTGCTGAAGATGAAGCTAATAAGATTATAGAGAAATTAGGATTTAATAAAAAAGAAGAACCAAAAAAAGGATTTTTTAAAAAATAGTTTTATATTTGTAGTGTTCATTTTTACAATTAAAAATTAACTTACTTGATTGATTGCTAGAAACCCTGGAATTTTTTTCCGGGGTTTTTAGTTTAAACAAAAAAAGTTTTTATATTTGTTGCTCACTAAGTTTATTATATGAGATGACCTACCAACAAAAAAAGTTATGGCTACTTGTTGCAGAAAAAGCAGAGTCTAACTTAGAGGCTAGGATAATTTATGATGAACTAATTAAAAAATTAAATATGTCAGAAGAAACAGTTATTTTGTCCCTTATGGAAACGGAGAATGGGATAGAAGTTCATGTGAGTGAAAAAGCTTATGATAACTTTGCAGTTATTGGATTGATTGAAAGGATTAAGTTGGACTTGTTGAATAGACCAGAACTACCTATTCAGGATCTTAGAACTAAGGGGAAAGAAAGTTCTCAAAAGTATGATGCGTAAATTTTTAAAACCAACAATATGAAACCATTTAAACAATTAAGAGGTAGAACTATTCTACTAAGTGTACCTGAAAGAAAAAAGTCAGGTCTAGAATTATCTGCTAAAGATGAACAAGCAATAATGCAAGAAGCTGCTAAGCTATGGAGTAGACTTAGTGTTTATGCCATAGGAGATAAAGTAGAAGATGTGTCTGTAGGTGATGAAGTATATGTAAGAACCTCTGCACTTAATATGGAGACAGTAGAAAGAATTGACATTGATGGTGAGATCAAGTTAGTTCTTAATGAAGGTGATGTAATTATAGTATGGTAAGTCATGGCTGAAAGAAATTATAACACATATAAACCAAGTCCAGGTGATACATACTCTCCATATAAAGATATGGTGGATGGAGTTTATGGAAAAGATACTTATATTAATAGACCAGCTTCTCCTTTAGCAACAGAAATAGACTGGCAGAAAAGAGTTGTAAACTTAGATGAAGGGCCAAGGCCTGACTATTATGGTGGTAAGGATAATACATATGAAGTATTCCAAGTATTAGAAGCTTGGGGACTTGATAAAGACTTCTATCTAGGTAATGTAATTAAGTATGTAGCTAGAGCTGGTAAGAAAAATAAATTAACCCAAAAGGAAGATTTAAAAAAAGCTTTAGTATATTTACAAAAAAGAATTAACTCATTATGATACTTAAAGGATTATTGTTTATAGTTGGTATATTAGTATTAGGATTCTTATTCCTAGTTAATAATGCTATGAGTAGACCTTTATATAATAAAATGCACAATGTCTGGGAAGAAGATCCGGAAGGAAAAAAATATGCTAACATAACCCTTGTGTTTATGCTATTGATATCATTCCTCCTAGGGATAATGTTTTAACATACAACTCTCCAATCAAACAAAAAGATCCTCAGAAATTTATCTGAGGATTTTTTTTATTCAAATATTTTTTGTATATTATAGTGTAATTAAAATTTTATATCATGGGAGCTTTACCAGAATTTGAAAATGTAGATAATGCTAGATCTACGATGCCTGAGTATAAATCTAAACTTACTCAGATGTACCAGTACCTAAACAGGTCGGTAAATAAGTTTTTCTTTGATTGGGGTTACAAACTTGCAACACAGAGAGTATATGCCAATAATGCTGCTGCAATTGCTGCAGGATTGAAACAAGGAGATTGGTATGTTACTAACTCGGGTGGTGACTTATTTGTAAAGATTGTTCAATAATTAAAACCTAGAAATCATGGCAGATTTAACAAGTGGCTTAACAATAACCAATGTATCTGGTGCAGTTTATAGAACGTCTAGATTAGCTTTAAATGACGGAAATGTTAAAGCTAGAGAATTAACTAACCTATTACAAAAATTAATTAGTGTTGGTATTTATGAATCATTAGATGAAGCTATTTCAAATAGAGTTCCTGCTGGAACATTCATAATTATAGATGATCCTAATACTGACATAAGAGAATTTGTTATTGAAATGATTCCTCCATATGTTGTAGATTCAGAAGAACTTAAAAGAGAAGAAGCTGAATATCTAAAAAAACTTGAAGCAGAAAAAAACGCTCAATTTAAAGCTGATCCTTCTGTATAAGTATTAATTTGTGCAGCCCCTAGAGGGCTGTACTTTTAAAAATTAAAACTATGTCAAATAGTATAGGTGATTTAAGAAATAGTGGCCTACAAGGTAATAACTGGCCATGGCAATATAAAGTCCTACTAGGACTTGATGGTATCATCAATGCCTTAAATAACAACGGTGAAGACATTGAAACTGCTTATGTGGTTGAAAAATGTCCTGGACCACCTCCAACTGAAAGAGTTTTACTTGAGGTTAGAATATGGGATACTGTTACAAATACTTGGGGAACAATTAGATATTATGTACCTGGAAGTAACACACCGGTTCCAGCACCAGTACCTGCACCAGGTTGTACTTTAGAATATGTTGATGCATCTAACATTAGACCTTTAACATGTACTGATGAAATTACAGTATGTGGTACATCATTTACCACTATATTAGGTAATAGTGCTCTTAATGTTAATGTTGTAAATCCAATTCCATTAGAAGTACTTATTAATCAAGCAAATGATAGTATTCTTGTTTATGGTTTTGATGGTGCAGCTAATCAACCAATATCTGTTACATCTGGTGGTGCAGTAAACATTAGACCATTGACGTGTACTGATGTAGTATCATTATGTTTTGATAATGCAGGAACTCCTACACAAGTAAGTGATACTAATCCACTTCCTGTAAATGCAATAGTAACAGTACCAAGTGCATTAGATACAGCTTTGTTTGCATTTGATATTACTTCAGGAGTAAATGAAGCTTTAACTACAACTGAAACATCACCCGGAACTCATGCATTAGATGTTAATCTAACAACTCGTTTAGATTGTACTACAGATAATGTTGCAATATGTGATGGTGCAGGTAATGCATTAGCAATTGATTCTTATGGTAGTATCAATTCTAATTTATATGCAATAGATTCATTAAGTGGAGTACCAACATTTGTAACACTTACAGGTTTAGGTACAGCTAATGCATTAGATGTTTATCTTCAAGGACCTAGAGGAGTACAAGCAAATTGTGCAGATGCAATATCTACAGCTTTATGTCAAACACAAGAAAATATTCTTACAGACATAAAAACTGCTGTACAAGGAACATTAGCAGCTAATACTGATGGTGTAGGAATATTTGGAACAGAAGATGGTGTTAACTGGAATGCAGTTGAAGTAGATAGTAATGGACATGTTACTACAAATGCTACTATTGTAGGTCCAATAGGTAGTCAAGCATGTACTACATCAGTTAGTGTAGCTTTATGTACTGATCAAGCCAATAATTTAGCAGATATTAAGACTGCTGTACAACCAATAACTACAATTACTCCAAACATTCAAATATCAAGTGGAGATGCTGCTACACCCATTGCAATAGCAATATACTCAGTAACATTTTTTAATAATGGTTCTGTAGATGTATTAGTATCGTTTAGTGGTGGAGGTGTAGGTACATATGTAAACATTCCTGCTGGAACATCTATTAGTATGGATGCTGGTGGTATTAATAATCAATATCCAGCAAATACTTTTTATTATGATACAGTTACTGTAGATCCTTCAGGTTCATTAATAGTAACATATAACTCTTAAGAAATGAGCACATTTATAAATAGAGACTTACCAAATGATGAATACCAAGCAGCAGTTGGTGCTAATAACCCTTCAAGTGCAAATGTCTTTGCCACAATGGCTGATATTTTAGCTGGTACTGGTGATGCAGAAAGATTAATTTTTAATGTAAAAATCAGTCAAATTGGTGGTATTAATAAAGGTCAAGCAGTTTATGTCAGTGGAGCAAATGGTACTAATATACTTGTTAGTAAAGCAGATTATTCAACAGAAGCAACATCATCTAAGACATTAGGTCTTCTTGTTGCTTCAGGTGCAGATAATGCATTCGGACAAGTTATTGCAAATGGTATTTTAAAAGGTACTGGTTCAGCTCCATTAGATACAAGTGCTGCTGGAGCAGGTGATCCTGTATGGTTAGGAGATGATGGTAATTTGATCTATGGTCTTGCTAATAAACCATATGCACCAAATCATCTTGTATTTCTTGGTATTGTTGTAGAATCTAATCCAACAGTAGGAGAAATTTTTGTCAAAGTACAAAATGGTTTTGAACTTAAAGAGATTCACGATGTTGATTTAATTTCAACTCCTCCTCAAAATGCTGATGTGCTTACTTTTAATTCAGTTACTGGATTATGGGAATCTAAACCAATACCTGGAGTTTCAAGTGGTGGTACACAACTTTTAAGTGGTGGTGCATCTTGGTCAGATACAGGAATGATATTTAATGTATCAGCTCTTACATATACTATTGATGGAGATTATTATTCTTCTGCTCCACAAAATGTTACATTAGCTGCAGGAGATCCTAGTAATCCAAGATTTGATGCTATTGTTGTTGATGCTACTGGAACTGTTTCTGTAATTACAGGAGCACCTTCTGCTAATCCAATTGTACCAAGTATACCAGGTACACAGGTATTAGTACAATATGTACTTGTTGCAGCTGGAGCTACTACACCTTCAATAACAAATGAGTTTGTTTATAGAGAAGGAGCAACTCCTGACTGGACTCAACTTTTTGTGGCTGGTGGTGGAACTTACCCACTTCAAGTAGATTATTCAAGTACGTCACCAGTTCCATTTTTAGGTCTAACATGTGCTTCAGTAAAAGCACCAACATATGCAAGTAAGTATATCTATTTAACAAAACCAAGCGGTTCAATATCAAGAGCAGCTTTTCCATTTTTATCATTTAGAGTTAATTTACCTGTAGCATTACCTTCAAGAAATATAATTGTTAGATTATTTAATGGAACCAGTTATATTGGTTTAACATATGCTTCATCTTATGGATTTAATCCATCATCTGCTGGATCTTGGCAATTAGTAGTAATACCAGTATCAGTATTTGGAAATCCAGCTCAGTTAAATATAACAAGAGTTGAGTTTTGGTTTACTGGTGCTACACTTAATACATTTGGTGTAGGTCGCGATGTATTTGCATTTGATGATATCAAGTTCCAATCAGGATATGGAGGACAAACATCAGTAGCTACTATAGATATATTAGATAGTGGAGTAGTTGTTGGTCCAACAGCAAAACTTAACTTTATTGATGGTACAAATACAACAGCAGTTGTTACACAAGATATAGCAAACAATAGGATTGATGTTAAAATTGATTCAGCTACAGCAGCTAATATTTATAATTCAGATGGTGCATTAACAGCAAATAGAACTTTAACAGGAGGGAACTTTGATCTTCTTTTTGATGCATTAAGATTATTTGGAGTAAATTTAGTACCTGGTGGTGGTATAAACGGATATACAATTAATGTTGATACCAATGGAATGTCTGGTTCTCTTCTTACTAGAATTTTTAAAATTGAAGATACTTTTACAGGAACTCAAAGATTTGGTATTAACAGAAATGGAAATGTTATATTTAATAATAGTTTTGAATTTCCATTAGGTGATGGTTTAGTAGGTCAAACATTAATTACTAACGGTGCAGGAACTGTAGAATGGACTTTTCCTGTTACTACTAAGTCTTTCTTTGATCAGTTTATGGTAAATCAATATTCTTATTTTTTACCATCTGATAACTCAGCATTGTTTGATACTCTAAGAGCTGGTGGTAGTTTAACATCTGTTGGTACAACATCTTCTCTTACAGAAAATCCAATGGGTGTATTATTTACTACACCTACTGCTGTTAGTTCTGTAGCTGCACTATTTGGAAATACATTTGGAGGAAGTATTTTAGGAGTAAATTTTCAATTTGAAACATATAGAAGGTTTAGAATAAATACAGCAAATCCAGCTCAAAGACTATTTATTGGAATATCATCTTTATATAGTGCTGCTACACCTACTAATATAGATCCTATTTCTCAAATTAATAGTATTGGTGTGTGTAAAACATCAACTAGTAATAATTTATTTTTAATGTGGAATGATGCAACTGGTACAGCATCAAGTTTAGATACAGGATTTACTGGAATTAGTAATTCATTTACATACACTTTGAGAATATTTAAAACTTTTGGTGTTGCATCAGTAACAATTGAGTTAACTCAAATAACAAACAGTACTGGTGCAACAACTATATTTTCAACAACAATCACATCTGACTATAATACAGGAGTAAATTATTTTCCTGTAGCATGGATGGGTAACTCAACAACCTCAACTGGTGCAGTTTCTTATAAAGACTATGGTTGTACAATGACTAAACGTAATATAATAACAGCATAATGGAAGATATTTATACAATAGATCACAATGGACAAATTGTTCTTAATGACACAACTGTTGTGGTAATGCAAGAAAATGATCCTACATATATTGCATATGTACAGTTTCTTGAAAACGGTGGTACTGTAACTCAGTTAGATGAGCCAGAAATTATAGAAGAATTTACAGGAATTAGATCAGCTAAAAAATAAGAAAATGGAGACTTGGATGCTTACAGTAATACTTTTTGTAACAGGAACAATTCTAACAATTATAGGATTCTTTTTAAGAAGTGCTTATAGTACAATCAATAAACAAATAGAAATATTAACTTTGGAGAATCAAAAAAGAATTGAGGATCAAGGAAAGTTAAAAGGTAAGTTTGAGTTGTTAGAACAAGAGAATAGATTGAAACTCCAACATATTGAAGAAAACACTCAACATGAAATCAGAGTAATGGCTACTAAAATAGGTGATTTATCTGATACTGTAGGAGAGTTAGTAAGGATTCAAATGAATGGAACAACTAGAAGAAGAAATACTAATAATTAAATTATGTCACTAAAGAAAAGATGGAATGCTCAAACTCCAAAGTTTTGGAAAAAGGTGCAAAAGATTGCAATTGCAGCAGGAGCTGTAGCAGGAGTTATTATTGCTGCTCCAATTGCATTACCAGCTGCAGTAGTTACAGCAGCAACATATGTAGTAACAGCTGGCACAGTAGCTGCTACATTAGCACAACTTACAGTAGATGATGCTGAAGTTAAAAAAGTAGAAACCCCTAATATATAACCAATGGCAAAGAAAGCTAAAAAAGTAGAAGACTTTGAAGTAGAAGTAAAGACTAAAAAAGTAAAAGTCAAAGCAAAAAAAGAAGGTAAGAAAGTTAACGTATCAGTTGACACACCTAAAGTAGATGTTGAACTCAACAAAGATGAAGAGAAAAAAGAGTTTGTACTTGACAGTAAAAAACTAGATGTTAATGTTGTAAAGACAGATAAAGGAACTGAAATTACTGTTGATGCAGAAACTTCAGCACTTAAAAGAGTTGGAACATGGCTTGCAAAATTTTATGCTAAAAAATTTAATAAGAAAAAATGAGTATCTTAGATTTATCAAAGATTAAACAGGTACCTCTTTCTGAAGGACAGTATGTAAATGAGGAGACCAAAAAACTACAAATAGTACTGCATCATACTGCAGGTAATTCATCTGCACCAGCAACAATTAAAATGTGGGATGCTGATGATAGAGGAAGAATTGCCACATGTGTAGTTATATCTGGTAAAGGATTATCACAAGATACTTTTGATGGACAAATTGCTCAAGCATTCTCATCTAAGAAATGGGCATATCATTTAGGTATTAAACCAGATGTGTTTAGAGCTAATGCATTACCTTATAGATTATTAGATCCACTTGCAATTGGTATTGAAATTTGCAACTGGGGACCTTTAACAAAAAAAGGTAACAAGTTCTATAACTATGTTAATAGAGAAGTTCCTGCAGATCAAGTATGTACATTAGACAAACCTTACAAAGGTTATACACATTATCATGCGTATACAGATGCACAGATTGAATCAGTAAGACAATTACTTGTTTACTGGAATAAGATACATGGCATTCCTCTTACATATAATGATAAAGATATGTGGGAAGTTTCTAAAAATGCATTGTCTGCAGTACCAGGAGTATATACTCATAACTCATATAGAAGAGATAAAAGTGATATATCTCCACAACCAAAAATGATAGCAATGCTTAAATCTCTTGTAAAATGAAATTTAGGAATAACTGGAATACCTCAAAAAAGCAGTGGGATAAGTTGATGATAAGATTGAGAGTATCTAGTTTAGACTTATTTTCACTAGAACTAGATTTATCAAGAGAATTTTACCTACTTACTATTTTAAATTTTACAATTAAAAATAGATAAACACATCCTAACTACTATAATCCAGGTACTTTCTATACCTGGATTTTTTTGTTTAAATATATCTTGTTTAAACTTTTATTGTATATTTGTCTAAACTTTAATTAATATATTATGGAAAACCAACACAATGAAGAGCAGTTGTCTGCTGAACAACTAGCTGAAAGAAAGGAAGAATTACTTAAATTTTACACAGATTCTATGCCTTACATTAATGCTCAGTTTGAGTATGAAAAAAAACTAATGGAGCTAGATGAAGTAAGATTTAAAAGAACTCAAATTCAAATTCAAATGGCAATGATGATGAATCCTGAAATGTCACAAGAAATTGAAGAAGAAACTGAGAGAGAAGATCTTATTCAACACGAAGTATCTACACCAAAAGAAAGAAAGCTTAAAAAACAATAGACCATGGCACTTGTAAACCAAGTACAGAAAAGGGTTAAAATGTCAAAATGGGATGTTGTTAAGTTTCAGATCTTAACTCACTGTTATATCAATAGGATAGTTATGAGTGAAGCTGATTTTAACTGTCTTACATTGCTTAGTTTTAATGAGCCTATTGAGCTTACTAATTTTTGTTTAGATGCATCTGCTGAGGAGGATTGGATATTTAAATCTCCACAGACAGTAAGAAACTCAATTAATAAAGCTGAGAAAAATGGATTAGTAATTAAAGATCCATCTAATAAAAAACTCATTAAAATAAATCCTAAATTAAAAGTTCAAACAGTTGGTACAATTTTGTTAGACTATAAATTCTTAGGAAATGACACCGAAGAAAGCAACTAAATTATACAAACAACTAGCTGAAGAATTAGGAGTAGATGCAAGTTTAGTAGAAGATCTTTTAGAAGATTTTTATAAAGAAATAAGACAAAATCTAAGTGGATTAACACACCCCAGACTTAATGTAGAAGGTCTGGGGCATTTTGTAGCAAGACCTGGAGCTGTAAGAAAATCAATTCCTAAATATCAAAAAGCATTAGAAAATCATGATACTTCTACTTTTAGTGCATACTATAATAAGAAGATGATTGAAAGTAAACTTGAAGCTCTTATAGATATTGAACAAAAAATAACTATTCAGGAAAATAAAAAAGATACTTTTAAAAAAGAAAAAAATGAAAAATACACTAAAACTAATCTGGGACAACCGAAAACAGATAATTGAAGGTATAACTAATTCAGTTATCAGAGATGAAACTGTAGAAGAAATAGCAAGATTAAGATACTCTATCTGTGATGAGTGTGAACACAAAGGTAGAAAGTGTGCTGTTAAAGGTACTGCTCCTTGCTGTAATGAGTGTGGTTGCTCTCTTAACTTTAAAACAAGATCCTTATCATCAGAATGTCCGCTAGGTAAATGGGATGCTATTGCTACTGAAGATGAAGAAGATCAATTAGAAAAGTTATGAATTGGACAGAATTAGAATCTTTTCTAACAGATGGTATTGCTTCTCAAGGAAGACAGATTAGTTTGTATACTGGACAAGCAGGAGCAGACTATCTTGCACATGCAATGGCTATAGAAAATTCTGTTGGCTTTGTGGAATGGATGGAAGAAAAAAAGAAAATAGATTCTGAAACTGCAGAAAATCTGATCACTATGTTGAGATCAGAAGACATAGATAATTTTAACATAGCAATACTTGCTATAGAACAATTAAAAAAATGATAGTATTTAATGCAAATGATCATAGTTACAAAAGTCTTGATGACAGTAACATTGATTGGATAAGTGTAACAACACTTGTTTCCCATTTTAAAAAACCTTTTGATGCTAAAAAAGTAGCAGAGAAAGTAAGTAAAAGCAAGAGGTCTAAATGGTTTGGTATTGATCCTGTTATTATTCAACAAATATGGAATAATGAAGCAGATAGATCTACTACTTTAGGTACATGGTATCATAACCAAAGAGAAGATGATATCTGTTCTCTATCTTCTATAGAAAGAGAAGGTATTACAATCCCTATATTTAAACCTACTGAACTTAAAGAAGGTGTTAAAACAGCACCTTCTCAAAAACTAGAACCAGGCGTGTATCCAGAACATATGGTCTATCTACGTTCAGTAGGTATTTGTGGCCAGTCAGACTTAGTTGAAGTAGTCAATGGTAAAGTAAATATTATTGACTACAAGACTAATAAAGAAATAAAAATGGAGTCATATGTAGATTGGGAAGGCAAATCAGAAAAAATGCTGCCTCCTATAGATACTTTAGATGACTGTCATTTCTATCATTATGCTTTACAATTGAGTATTTATATGTATATTATACTAAAGCATAACCCAAGATTAAAACCAGGAAAGATATTTATACATCATATTACATTTGAAGTTGACCGTGAAGATAACTGGGGATATCCAATTAGTAAGTTAGATGAGAATGGAGATCCTATTGTAAAACAAGTAAATCCAATCAGTGTACCGTATCTTGTAGATGAAGTAATTGCAGTTATACATTATCTTGCTGATAATAGACATAAAATTAAAAAGAAATGATGTTTACTAAACTATTTGATGTTCAGAATGGAGTAGTAATTCCTACAGAACATTGTTATACATTAAAAGCTCTTAAGGATGTAATGGATGAATATCCTGATGATTATCTTAAAATATACTTGTATTTATTCTATATGTCTTGCCCTAATCCAGATCTTAATCCATTTTTCTTTACACCAGATATAGATAAAGAACAGCTAATCTTGGATCAAATTGAAGCAGAATTTTCTACTGAAGATGATACAATATTTACTGCATTAAGGTTCTGTGAGAGAATGTATGAAACACCTACATCCAGAGCTTATAAGGGTATTGCATCTATGTTAGATAGATTAGCCAGATATATGGAAACTACAACCATTACTGCTGGTAGAGATGGTAATATTAATTCCTTAATAGCTGCGGCCAAAAACTATGAGGCAATTAGGCAGTCTTTTAAAGGAGCCTATAAAGATCTTCAAGAAGAACAGTCAAGTAAAGTAAGAGGTGGCCAAGGACTAGCATATGACATGTAATGAGTGAAATTTATCAAGACATACCAACCTATGAAAACGGAAAGTGGACAACTACAAGTTTTGAATCCAGAGAGGACTTCAAAAACTTTATCCTCAATGATATTTTTAAAGAACCTGGAAAGTATAAGTTCAATCAAATTACCAATGACATATTCATTTCAGAGTCAGAAAGATTTAAAAAAGATGGAGTATATTGTACTTCTCCATTCAAATCTAGAGACTACATAAGTTATTGGGATGATCAAAAGACAAAATGCCGTAAAGGTATAATAGTAAAAGATGGAGATTTAACTTGGTTTGTTTGTAGAGAGTATTACATGTGGTTAAACTTTCTTCCAATCTTTGATAAAGAAGAACAAAAATTTGGTTTTGCTAAAATCAGGGATGCTCAATATCACTTAGCTCTTTATGAATTATTAGCAGAACTTAATTATAAACATGCCGCCATTCTTAAGAAAAGACAGATAGCTTCATCCTATTACCATATGGGTAAGTTTATAAATCAGCAATGGTTTGAGGCTGGGGTTACTCTTAAGATGGGTGCAAGTCTTAAGGACTATATCAATGAGAAAGGATCTTGGAAGTTCTTACAGGAATATGCTGCATTCTTAAATGAACATACAGCATGGTACCGTCCTATGTCTCCGGATAAAGTAATGATGTGGCAACAGAAGATTGAGGTAAGAAAAGGTGATAGAAAAACAGAAGTTGGTCTCAAAGGTACTATACAAGGTATGTCATTTGAGAAAGATCCAACAAATGGTGTAGGGGGTCCAGTTAAGTACTTCTTTCATGAAGAGGCTGGGATTGCTCCTAAGATGGATCAGACATATGAGTACATGCGCCCGGCCATGAGATCTGGACTTATTACTACAGGTATGTTCATTGCGGCAGGATCTGTAGGAGACTTATCACAATGTAATCCTTTGAAGGATATGATACTTAATCCTACATCAAAAGATATTTATGCAGTAGAAACAGATCTTATTGATGATAAAGGTACTGTAGGCATGACAGGATTATTTATTCCTGAACAATGGTCAATGCCCCCACATATTGATGTGTATGGTAACTCACTTGTAGAAGATGCTGTAGAAGCTCTAGAGAAACAATTTAAACAATGGAAGGATGAGTTATCTCCTGAAGATTATCAGCTCCGTATATCTCAGCATCCTAGAAATATTAAAGAAGCATTTGCTTACAGAACAGTATCTGTATTCCCTCCACATCTTCTTGCTGCACAGGAAAGAAGAATAGAAGAAAAAGAATATGGTTATGAATATCTAGATATATCTACAGATGCAGATGGAAATCCCGTTGTTACTAAAAGCAACAAGAGGCCAATAATGGAATTTCCTATAAATAAAAAAACAGAAGATAAAACTGGATGTATTGTTGTATGGGAAAGACCGGTAGATAAACCTA